ATGTTCTATTTCCAAATTGTGCTGTATCACTAAAATCACTACCAACACTGGATGTTCTATTTCCAAATTGTGCTGTATCACTAAAATCACTACCAACACTGGATGTTCTATTTCCAAATTGTGTTGTATCACTATCCAAAATATGTAATAACCTTCGGTTTTCATCTTCTAACCTTAGATTTTCATCTTCTAACATTTGGTTTTGATCTACTAACTTCCGGGTTTCAGATGCTAACATTTGGTTTTCGCGTGTTAATTTATCTGTTTTTCTAAGATAATTGTCAGTATGAAAACGTAAATCATTTTTATTAATGCGTAATTTATTTCTACACTTGATTAATTTTTCACTATCACTCTCCTCCATATATATATATATAAAATATATTTTATTCATTAATAAGATAATCACTATTCATAATAGTGTTAAATTATAAAAAAGAATTATTATTTATATTTATCTTATTCTACGTATTTTACGCGATTCATACTTCTTGATTAAAGGTGGTTTATCGTCATCGCCAGGATTATTATTATTATCATCATTAATATCACTATTATTAATTCTAATAGCACCCATGTCTGGGAATGGTGGGGGACCTCTTCTGGGGTCAGGGGATATTTCATTATCTATTTTTCTTATACATTTACATCCTTCGCAACTTTCATATCCACGTGGCAATTCAAAACCCCCCAATTTATTTCGCTTTGGATTCTTTTTTCTATGTGTTTTTCTTTTAGATTTTCTCTTTTTAGATTTCTTACATTTAGATTTTCTTCTTTTAGAACCTCCTATTTTTCTTCTCTTAGAAACAGGTTCTTTATCATCTTTTCTTCCCTTAGAAACAGGTTCTTTATCATCATTATCCGGTGGGTCTTGTTCTACTTCCATCGGAACAGCATCTTGTTGCATTTCTTCGTAATTTCCCCCCATTATATATTATATATATTATATATATATTTTTTTTATTCATTAAAAATCATTTCTTGTTCATCATCTAAAACTTCATCTCCGTAAGTAGCATCTTCAGGATCATGTTCTTCATCATAATCATAACCACCTTCTTCATCCTCTACTGGACCATGTGTATCTATTATATCTGAAGTTTCACCTGTTAAAACTTCAAGTTCTAAATTAGCATCTTTATAAATTTCATTTAACCTTTCACTTCTCTCACTTTCTGTTTGTGTATTGTATTCATCACTATTCACATATTCGCCAGCTTTTGCTGAACCGATTTTATAAAATAATGAAATACCCATTTTATTTTTTTCCATAATTGCTAAACGCTCTTCTCTACTAGCATTATCTAAACTATCAATAATAATTTGTTTTTCTCTTTCTTTTTGTTTTGATAAACGATTCGCTAAATCTAATTTTTGTTCATTTAAGAATAACCAAGATGGATCATAATGTTGAAACATAATATGACTACATAAATCCATAAAAAACATACTATAAACTTCTATCATATCATCAATACTATCTTCGTCTCTCATTTCTAATGACTGAAATAAATCATTCGCATCTTCTGTAATATCAGTTCTAGATTCAATTAAACTTCTTATTGTTTCAACGATTGTATTTAATAATTTAATAAAATGATATTTCATATAAATATCTGAATATCTATGATTATATTTCATACTATCGGAACCCTTTAATAAATCTAAATCTTCAAATTGAGGTGATAATTTATCAGATAAATATTGAAAATAATATAAATATTCATCTCGCTCTTTATAAACATTAAAACCAGTATATCTATCTTTTGTTTTCATAAAAATATTATTATGTAAATATAAATAAACATCTGTATTATCTCTTTTCATAAAAGTATTGTATTCGCTGATTACACTATCCGAACACTTCCATGATTTTGGCAATGTAATTTTATATTTAGATTTTTCTCTTAACCTTGATAATATATTTCTAATATCACTTAAATAACCATATAAATGTTTATATTTTAAATTCGGATCTCGGATAAATAAACCAAAGATATTATTTAGATTTTCATTGTTAAATAAGATTCTACCACTATTAAAATCTTTAAAAATACCTATAAATCTTCTTTTCTGATCAGATGTTATTTTATCAGTAGTCGTTAAAAATTTACATATATTTTCTATATATTCATCTGTCTTAACAACTAATTGAGAAAATTCTGATTTAGTATCTATATCCAATGCATCGCTAATCTTCTTTTCAGGATATGTAACTATAAGTTGAAATATATCATATAATTTTGAAGTATCATGCTTTTCTAAATAATCTTTAAACCGGTTTTCTAAACGATTCATTAAAATAATATTATTAATGATATCTATATCATATTCATTTCGCTGTTTATATATACTATGAAAAGGTAATGAATATTTTTTTCTTAAATCTTCTAATATACGATTAAAATTTTCTTCATTCGTATCAAATGATTTAAACTTCTGTTTTTCAATTATTGGATGTTCCATTTGTGCTAAATTTGGATAAAAACGGTGATAAGATAAATCATTATATCGCTTAACTGTATGATTCATTTCATCTTGAACATAAATACTAAATAAACGCTGAATACTATTCGGTATTTCATTCCCATCTAAATCATAATCTTTCCGTTCTTTTAATCTACCAAAAGGTAATTCAGGATAAATTACTGGTGGTTTATAAAAATATATTCTTTTAGATTTTGTATTTAATAATGGTAAATCATAATTATTCACTAAATTATGAATAAATTCATTACAAGATCTAGAATCAGAATAACAAGAAGCTATTTTATTATCTTTTGAACCATACAAAGCTAATAAATCTGGTATAATTTTTGTTCTTAATTTATGTATATCTAACTTATCCCTTTTACCATGTTTAGTAAATATTTTTAAAATATCTTCACTCATACTACTATCCTCGATTAATTTATCAATTGTCATGCTAATAAATAAATTATTCTCTCGTTTTCCATAAAGAGATACGACTGTTCTCAATAATACTTTAAAAGGATTACTCTTATATATTTCAATTTCAGGGATATTTAATCCTTTTGAAATATCTTCTTTAAAAGAAATACTTTTACCTCTTATAAAACTACTATTTTCTATTGTATAACCACCATATATTTTACGATAATATTGAATGTCTCTTTCACTAATACCTTCTAAAAATGTATTTGTATCTAATACAGATAAATTTTTAGATAGAGGTTTAAATGTAGTCCATTCAGGTCTCAGATATTTAGCACTTTTACTATAAATATAATCTTCTAATTTTGATACTCTTTTAACGATTCTCGGAAAATTAGGATTTAATAAATATTGTATAATTAAACCTAATTGAATTTCTATACTATTCGTATTGTATTCTTTTTCATTGTATAAATCTAAACTATCATTCCATATTTCTTCAGTATTATATTTTTCACATAAACGTTTTAATTTCGCGCAAGTGTAATTAATAACACCATTATTTATCTTTTTATCCTTAATATCTAATACAATATAAGATCTTTTACTATTTGTAAAATATGTCGGAACGGATGTTTGAACGATTAATAATAATAATGCTGTTAACATTAATAGTATATTTGTATTTTTTAACCATCTTTGAAATTCATAAACAACATTTTCACGTTGAGTTTTTAAATCTTTCTTTTTCTTTTTATCTTTTTCTTTTTTTTCTAATGTTTTAATTGTTTTTATTTTACTTTGAACTCGTGGATGAATATCTGTTTTTGATACATTCATCATACCATATCTTTTATCAGATAGTATATCGTTTTCTAAAAGCTCAAATGATAATAATATTTCATATTTATCATCATCTCTTAAATCGATTCCTATACTATCACTTAAATCATCAATTATTTTTACATATTTTTCATATTTATCAAATGTTTCATTTCTTAATAAGTCTTCTTCGCCTTCTGTAGTTAACACTTCTCTTGTAATCATAGGTTTATCATCTTCATAACCATCAAATAATGTAGTATCTTCATTACATAAACTACAACCACATATTCTACAAGAAACGATACCATCTTTAGGCGGTAATCCATATATACTCTTCATCGTATTAAACATATCATTATCATTTGTTATATTACATTCATAAAGATAATGTTTACATAATATTTTCTTATCATTGTATTTGTTATATAAATAATCATTGGTTTCATATTCTTTTTCTGATGAACGAGTAAATAAATCAATAAAACGTTTTAAATATTCATTTCTTTCATCTCGCTTTTTCATGCCAAATATTAAATCATAGGATAATTTTACTCTTTTTTCATCATCTATACTTTCACGCTTTACATCTAGATCTCTCTCATCTCGTTTATAATAATATCGTTTACTCTTATAACTATTAATATTATCTTTTAATTTATCATTTAATTTTTCTCTGTCTCTCAATGATAAATCTCTTAGTGAAATATCATATTTAAATAATGCTTTTTCTATATCATCGTAATTATATAATTTATCTCTTAACTCATCACTTAGTAATAAACTACCTAATTCATTATATAAATCTACTTTATTGATATTTATTTCACTATAATCGTTTTCTACAAGACTATGTAATAAATATTTATCAATTCCTCTCTCTTCACCATCACTATTCACTATATTAGATTCTTTTATTTTTTCTTTTTTATACATATTTAACGTAGTATTTAAATTATCATAAATATATTTCTCAAAAACACTAAATCTATCAAGCGTATGAATATTCACGGAATAAACATATTCATTAAAAGGTTCTTCTAATAATCCTATAAATCTTAAACGATTCGGTAAAATTATATTTTCATCGCTACTCTTTATAAGTTTATTGTTTTTTCGTTCATCATATGTATATGCTCCATTTGGACCAAAGCAATTATCATCTTGTAAACAGTTTCTTAAATAAGTATCACTATATTCTTCTGTAATTAATCCATATCCATTTGTAGTATCTATCGGTTTACTGTATTTAATATTATTGTTTATATATTCTTTATAACTAGTAATATTTGTTAAATTATTAATTTCATCTGTTAATTCACTTTCTAGTAAAATAAAGTTTTCATAAATTTTTAAACTATCATCTACGATAGGAATCATATATGCTGGAATATTATTTTTAGGAATACTTACATGGTTTATCATTTGTATTAAAATATCAAGAGTTTTCTGAACCGATTTAATTTTATAATTATTATCATAAATATTCATAGAATATATCAAAGCTGATAATAAATCGTCACGTTTTGCTAAATCGCTATAAATTTTATCTAATAATACTTCTGATTCAAATTCGATTTCTGTATATTCTTCGCCTTCTTCTTCTAAAGGATTATGAGGTATTACTTTAATCATATCAAGTATTTCATAACTATCGGTATTCATTAAAATCTCGCCACTTTCAAAAAGAAATGAAAATTCTCTTTCATCTTCACTGACTAATTTTAATAAATTTTCTTGGGGTAAAATTTCCGTAATTTTACCTAAAAAGGGTCTATCCTTATCTTTTAATAGCATTATAATAAGATCGCCGATATCATAAGAGGTTTCTATTTCGTCTCTATCAGGTAATTCATTAAGACTACCATAATCTTCACTTAATTCACTTCTTACTTCTTCACTTTCAAGACCCCTATCTTCTTCTAATATATTTTCTTCAGAAGCTTCATCAAAAAAAGATACTTCATCAGAATTTGTATTTAATGGTATTTCTTCTCTATCAGTATCCATTATTATATTGTATGGATATTTTTTTAAAAAAGATTAATCTTAAAAAGTATTTAATATGATTATGGTTGGCATTTTACAGGGTAATAATCATAATTGGTATTATCTATTAAATCTGTTATATGATTATTTTCATAAAAATAACATCTTCCTCTATCTTTATTATATGAAAATGAATTACAATTATTTCCTTCTGTAAAACAAAGATGTATACATTCTTCAGGGGTTTTATCATTATTTAGATTACCCCCCCGTCGGGGGGTTTTATCCACATCAACGACTTCACTACAGAAAGGTAAATCTGTACTTTCTGTTCCAGAAGGTTGTGCTTCGGGGGTTATTATTTGATCGCAACATGTTTCTAAAGTATTGCCAACAATAGTATTTTTATCAGGTTTATCATTATAACCATTTTCACAAGTAACATTATTACTGGGGTCAGTATTTCCACTACAAAAACCGATTTTATTTTCACAACCAAATAACTGATAAGCGCTATCGCGATTAGAGCACTGTGTGGCACGAGCAGAAGCACCTGGAGTACTAGGACCATAGCCATCTTCACAAGTCACATTAACAGGGAAATTATTTCTTTGTAAACTTGTTACGTTAGTAATATTATAACCCGTTCTATCTGGTGGTGTAGTACACATATCGGGTTCACACCCGCCTGCTATAGTATAAACTTCTCCTGCTGTATTACAATTATATGTGGGGGTCCCATGATAATTGGTAGCACAAGAAACACCGGTTATATCACCGACCCCTACGGATAGAGTAGCAGGTAAATTACCTGTATAACCAGTTGGTAATGAACCAGGTGAAATACACCCTTGTTCACAACAAAGATCTTTATTACTATCATCACACTGTGTTTTTCCACAAGATACATCAGCTGCTTCTGCCCGACGACTATAACTATATGGACATACATAACTACTACAGGTAGCACAAGCCTCTGTATTACAAGGCCGTGAATCTTGTGATCCATTTGTTGTCGGACATGGAGTTCCTTCATTTTGAGCTTCTCTCGTTATACTATAAGTTCTAGTTTGTGTTCCTCTGCCACATTCTGCCGTACAGTCTGCCCATTCTGACCAATTGCCATCACAATTAACCGCTGCAGATTCGGGTTCACATCCACTTAAAATTGCATTACCATTATTATTAACACACCTCCCGATAGATGGTTCTGTGCCTCCTCCAGTCCTCTGGGCACCCGCTTTACAACTTACCGTAGCACCACCAATATCAGTATAAGATATAGTATTTCCAGATATGGAATTACTACCTACTTGAATATTATATAATGCTCTATCGCTTACGGAGATCGCACAAGTCCAAGGGTCACAACAATTGTTTAAATCAGCACCGCCGAGTGATGCATCACATGTGGCACTAGAACATTGTATACTATCTGAATCTGTTTTTTTTATATAACCTGCAGGACACTCGCTTACAGATGAGCAGGTGACAGGGTCCGAATTGGATGCTTCACTAACACTCTCTTCAGTTCTTACACTTTCACCCTGTTCAGTTCCTCCACTACTCAATGGAGGTGTCACATTACTACTCTCCGAAGTTCCCACATTACTATCTCCTGAACTTTTATCATCATCATTTTTATCATCATCCCCCTTTAAAAACATAATTTTAAAAACCCCATATAATATTAATGATGCTAATGCTAATCCTAATCCTATTTTAAATTTATCTACCTTGTTCATCGAACCCGTTTATATTTAAAAATAAATTAATATTGTATAATATCCAACTATGGAACTTCAAACATATATAAACAATCATTCAGATTTTATTTCAGAATTTAAGAAACAAGGTTTTAAAGTGAATACTTTTAAAGATTTAAAAATTATTTCATATCCTTATGATAAGAAACCCCTTTATGAATCAAATTCAGATTTTTATAAATTATTCTTAAGAGGAGCTGTAATAGATAAAATGAACAAAGTAATATGTTTACCACCTGTAAAATCTTTTGAATTAACCGATAGTTCTAATATTTCCAGTGAAAATGATATTATTTATGAAACATTATTAGATGGAACAATGATTAATTTATTTTATCATAATGATAAATGGTTAATCAGTACTCGTTCAGAAATTGGTGGATACAATAAATGGAATAATCAAAAGTCATTTCGTGAAATGTTTGATGAATGCTGTAATTTAGATGAAAATATTTTAGATAAAAGTATGTCTTATTCATTTGTAATGAGACATAAAGAAAATAGAAATGTAACTCCTATTCATGATAATATTCTTATTCTTGTAGAAGCATATAGATATAGCGATGATACTATCCAAAAAGTAGATGTTTCACAATGTAAACATTTTGATTGTGAAGTAGTTGATCAGTATTTTACTAAAGATGAATTTATGAAATTTTATGAAGGACCTGTTATTCCTTATTATATTAAAGGATATACTATTAAATGTGGTCCTTATCGTTATAAATGGTTAAATCCTTATTTTGAAGAAGTAAGAAATCTTAAAATTAATATGAATAATCATTTATTAAATTACATTGAATTAAGAAGAGATGGAAATCTAAAAAAGTATTTAAGATATTTCCCCGAACATAGTCATCTTTTTAATGATTATAAGTCTAAAATTCATCATCTTAGTAATGAATTATTTAATATATATAAAAATGTTTATGTTCATAAAACACTCCATAAAGATAATATTCCTTATCATTTAAATCCATTAGTCTATGATATTCATGGTAAATATCTGAAAACAAAACAACCTACAACTTGGCAAACAGTCAAAGATTATATTCATACAATGCCTAGTAAAAAACTAGCTTATGCCATGAATTATTTATAATTTAGAGAATTAATTATAATCATGAAATTTTTTATATATATATATTATATAAA